AAAGAAGTGGAGATGAAAAATGCAGTTGTTGAGATGTTCACAGGGATGATCAACAAACATCGGGAAACTATGCAAGCCGAAATGCCAGACGCTAAGTCTCAACAAGAGCAACAGCAAATGGCCCAACAAATCGAAGAAAGTATTCCAGAAAATCTTAAAAGATTACAGAAATATTTTACCTACGATTTTCAAGATATGAATGAGTCTACAGCTCATAAACTTCTTACTTTTTTAGAAAAAGATTTAAACTTAAGCAGCATGTTTCGTGTTGGTTGGGAAGACGCTTTAATTGCTGGAGAAGAAATTTATCACATAGAACAGGTGGCACAAGAGCCTTCTGCTAAAAGAGTTAATCCTTTAGAATTTTATTGTCTTTTACCTCACAACTCAGATCTAATTGATGATGCTGATGTTATTGTAGAAGACACATGGATGTCTCTTAACACTGTTATAGATAACTATTACGAAGATCTTACTCCTGCACAAATAGATAGTTTAGAAAAAGAGCAAGGACATAGAGGATCTATGGAAAGTAGTAGTATATTAAATTATCCATCTCCAGAAAAACTGTTTATTGAAAATAGAGATGGAGAAGATGCAGATAATGTATTTAACTATTATGATCAAGATGGTAATATTAGAGTAACTAAGATTACTTGGAAATCTATGCGTAAGATTGGAAGACTTTCTTATTTTGATGAGCAAGGAATGCCTCAAGAAACTATTGTAACAGAAGCTTATAAAGTTGATCCTGAAAAAGGAGAGTCTATTGAGTACATGTGGATTAGTGAGTATTGGGAAGGAACAAAGATAGGTGAGAATATGTATTTAAATATTCGTCCTAAAAAACAACAATTCCGTAAAATGGATAATCTTTCTGTATGTAAGTCAGGTTATGTAGGAACAATATATAATGCGAATAACTCTCAATCTGTATCTTTAATGGATAGACTAGTTCCTTGGATTTATTTATACATAACTCTTTGGTACAGATTAGAACTTGCTATTTCTTCTAATCAAGGTAAAATAGCACTTATAGATTTATCACTAGTTCCTGATGGATGGGAAGTAGAAAAGTGGATGTACTATGCACAATCAATGAAGTTTGGTTTTGTAGACTCATTTAATGAAGGTAAAAAAGGACAATCTACTGGTAAACTTGCTGGTAACATATCTACACAAAATAAAGTATTAGATATGGAAACTGGTAATTTTATACAATCGCATGTACAATTATTAGATTTTGTAGAGGATAAAGTGCAATCGTTATCTGGTGTAACTAGACAAAGACTAGGAAGTATATCTTCCTCTGAGCTTGTAGGTACAACAGAGAGAGCAGTTGAACAGTCTTCTCATATTACAGAGAAATGGTACGACATACATAATCAAACTAAAGTGAGAGTGTTGCAAACATTGCTAGATGTTGCTAAAGATGTGTACGCTGGCAAAACTAAAAAGTTTCAGTATGTTGCAGATGATTTAGCTACAACAACATTTAATCTAATGGGAGAGTTTGGTTACAGAGAGTATGGAATATTTGTATCTAATTCTACACAAGATCTACAAGCATTAGAAGCTTTAAAATCTTTAACTCAAGCAGCTTTACAAAATGATAAAATGTCTATCTCTGATGTTATCAGCGTGTACAACTCAAGTTCAATCGCTGACATCAAAAATAAAATTAAAGCTTCAGAGCTTGAAGCCACTCAAAGAGAGCAGCAAGCCCAACAACAGCAAACGCAACTGCAACAACAACAAATGCAAATGCAGCAAGAGGCAGAGCAACAAAAAATGCAGTTCGAAATAGAAAAAGAAAATAGAGAGGATGCTAGAAACACTCAAGACAATCAAACAAAGTTAGAAATAGCTAAGATGAATGCTATGAGTAAGATGCAAGACTCTTTTGTAGATACTGACGATAACGACAATGGTATTAGAGATACTATTGATATGGCAAAACTAGATATAGAAAGATCTAAACTAGATGAAACTAAACGTAAAAATAAAGCAGACGAAGAGATAAAACGAGCTCAATTGAGAAAAAAGCCAACTTCTAAATAAACATATAATTTATAAAATTATATTTTAGCTATAGAAGGTAGACTTTAATTGATTTCAAGTATACTTTAAGTTTGCAGATTTAAATTAAGTTTTTATTTTTGTTGACTATTAATTAAAATTCAAGTATGGCACTAGGTGATGATGCATTAGAAGGATTGGATTTAAGCGTGTTGAGTAACATCACGGTTAAACCAGAGGAGAGTGATGCCAAAGTTGAGGACAAAGGAGAAGAAGAAAATTCTATATTCCAACCTCAGTTAAAAATTCAAGAAGTTGATGAACTTCCTGAAGAAAAAAAAGAAGAAGTAAAAGTAGAAAAATCCGAGGAGGATGATAAAGCTGTCGAAGACGAAGCTCCTGCTGTTGAAGAAAAAGATTCAGAGGAGCCTGTTTCTGAAAAAGAAGAAGAAAGCTCTGATGAAGAAGACGAAGGAGATGCCCTTAGAGTCTTTGCAGAACTTCAAAGAGAAAAAGGATTAATTGATTATAACGACGACGAGTTTGAAGGCAACGAAGAGTGGCTTTTAGCTAAAGTCGAAGATACAGTAAACAGTAAGGTACAAGACTATAAAGATTCTATGCCTTCTGAAATTAAATATTTATTAGACAATTATGAAGACGGAGTTCCTCTAAACAATCTTTTAAATATGCAAAGTCAAGAACAGGTTTACGAATCTATTACTCTTGAAAGTGTAGAAAAAAGTGAAGCTTTACAAAAGAATCTTGTAAAAGATCTTTTAATGAAATCTGGATGGTCAGAAGAAAGAGCTAATAAAAAAATACAGCGTTATGAAGATGCTGGAGTTTTGTATGAAGAAGCAGAGGAAGCTCTATCTTCTTTAGTAGATGTTCAGAAACAACAAAAAGAAGATTATGTTGTTAAACAAAAAGAAGAGCAGAAACAAAGAATACAAGCTCACGAACAATGGTTAGGAGATCTTAAAGATCACATAACTAAGAAAGAAGAAATTTTACCTGGGTTTACATTATCTGTAAAGGATAAAGATAACTTATATAAAGGTATAACTAAGTTAGACAAGAATGGAGAAAACGAAATCATGAGATTACGTAAAAAAGATCCTGAGTTTGATTTAAAAATAGCATATTTAGCGACAGTCCTAAAGTGGGATTTTTCAGCGTTTGAGCGTCAGTCAACAACTAAATCAACTAGGAAGTTGGCAGCCGCGATAAAGAGTACGAAAAAAACTGGTTCCAGACCAAGTAGAGGTACTTCAAATAATGTTGATTTCAACACTATGAGAAAATCTCTGCAATAGGAGCTATTTATTTATAAACAACAAGTAATAATTAAATTAAATTAACAATGGCAAACAACATTAGTTCATTACAGATGTATGCTCCTAAAAGTTGGTCTGGCTTAACAACAGAGAACCACTTAGGAAGCGTATTTGCACAAGAACCAACTTTGGTATCAAATATCATTAGTAGAGTTTTTGGCCTAAACCAATATGCTGGTTTAGATTATTTTTTATCAATTGGCGGTGGCGAGCAAGAGCTTCCAGATGACAATGATTACGAGTGGTACCTAAAAGGTGACGACGAGAAAGCTGTTACTATTGTAGCAAATTCTTTATCAGGAACTCCAGGTCAATACGGAGCTGAAATTCTTATTCCTTTTGCAGAGAAATACTTTGCAGTAACAGATAAGTTAATTTTAGATGACGGTGAGACTGCTGTACGTGTTATGCGTGAGCCTTTCATGCAAGGTGGGTCGTTTATCTACCCTTGTGTACTTATGGCAGCAGATGCTGACTCTTTTGTAGCTCCTACATTATTAGCTGGTGGAGCTAAGGCGAGTAAAGAATACTCTCCGCAAGAAAGAACATTGAACAAGACTTATGGTGAAACAAGCTACAGCTCTCCGTTCAAAATGCGTAATGCAATGTCTTTCTTATCTAAGACTTATACTATTCCTGGTAACATGCACCAACGTCCATTAGTTATTGAAATGTTAGATCCTAAGTCTAACAAGTCTACTAAGATTTGGACTCAGTATGCTGAATATGAATTTATGTGTCAGTGGATGAAAGAAAAAGAGCGTATGCTTTGGTTCTCTAAATCTAACAAACAAGCTAATGGTACTTATAATGTAATGGGAGCTCCTGGTTCTCCAATCATTGAGGGTGCAGGATTACGTGAGCAAATCTCTCCATCAGACAAGTGCCACTACACTGACTTTACAAT